CACCTCGACCAGGCCGCGCACAAGACCGTGCTCGGCCTCGCCGCGGCGATCACCGCAGGGGGCGCTCGATGACCCAGGCGTCCCTGAACATCACCGAGGTCCGTATCCATCGCGTCATGACGGACGGCGTCTTCGTGACGCTCAACGGCCGATGGGTCAACCTCACCGATCACACCGAGCTGGCAGCCGTCGCCGCCGAGCTGACCGACATCGCGGCCCGGCTCCGCGCCATGCACGAGGAGGAGATGGACCGTGAGCGCTGACGACCGCGCCCAGCGCGTGGAGGACCACTACCAGCAGAGCGCGCGGTCGCTCGCCGAGCGGCTGGCGGACCTGGAGGACGAGGCCGCCCGCCTGCGCGGTGTCCTCGCCCACGCCCGCCGGTTCACGTGGGAACTGGAGCCGGACGGGCAGTGGCTCAACCTGGAGCACCGCGGCGCCGACACGTGGCTGATCACCCGGGACGGCGACGAGGTCGCCATCGTCACCGGGCAAGCCGCCGCGCTGGAGAAGGCCCGCCGGATCGTAGAGGAGGGGGCGTGATGGGCAACCGCTACCGATACCTCCGGCCGAAGCCACGGAGGTACTGCACCTCCAAGCGCCGTTTCCCGAACGAGCAGGCCGCCCGCGCCCGCCTCGACGCCATCACCGACGACCCGCACACCCCCGTCATCCCGCACCGCGCCTACGCCTGCCCGTGGTGCGCCGGATGGCACCTGACCAGCAAGCCCGACCACGCCCAGGCCACCAACCAGGAGACCGCATGAGCAGCATCGAGGAGAACCCCGCCACAGAATTCGTCATCCATGGAGGCCCCGTCGGCGACGCCCCCATGCTCCGCCCCAAGCGCGGATGCAACGGCTGTGGAAAGGCACTGCGCGACGCCACCCAAGACGAGATCAACGCCGCACTGGCCGCCCACGCCGTGGGCGTCCTGGTCTCCATGAACGACGTGCGACCCGAGTGCCCCGACTGCGGGGCGACGGTCGACAACGAGGAGGGACAGTGACCGACATCCTGAACGCCATCGACGCCGCGCTCGCCGCAGACACCCCCGCCCCGTGGGAGCACGAGCCCGACGAGCAGACCTGGACCGACCCCGCCACCGGCTACACCTGCCGGATCCTCCGCCACCCCTGGGGCCACCTGTGCGGCTACCTCCACCTGCCCCCCGGCCACCCCTGGTGTGCCGCGGACCCGGAGGACCTGGCCGACGTCGCCGTGCACGGCGGCATCACCTACACCGCTGCCGACGACGACGGCGGGCGGGTGGTCGGGTTCGACTGCGCCCACCACGCCGACCTCGTCCCCACCCATCCGCTCCCGGGCGGCGTGTACCGGACCGCCGACTACGTCCGCGGCGAGCTCGGCGTGCTCGCCCAGGCCGCGGCCGAGGCCGCCGGCGACGGCGCCCACGTGGTGGCCCGGGACTGGACCATCAGCCCCGACGCCATGCGGTGGCGGCCCGCCGGGGCATGAGAAGGGCCGCCCGGGGTGGGAACCGGGCGGCCCGCGCCGCGCACACGCTGTCCTCTCGCACACCCCTCACAGGTGCATGATCATCATAGCGGACAGCTATCAAACCGGGGGATGCCATGACCGGAACGGAATGCCAGCTGTGCGGGCGACCCAGCGGCGACGACGCCTACGTGTGCACCGGGTGCGCCGGCGCCGCCGCCGACGCGCTCCGCCAGGTCGCCGGCGAACGCGGCCTCGCCTACGACCTCGACATCGCCATCGCGCGGCTCGGCACCCGCCCCACCACCCACGGCGGCGGCCGCACCAAAGCCTCCGAAGCCCCCATGCCGATCGACGTCCGCGCCTCCGACGCCCGCGAACACCTCAAGGGCGTGCTCGTCGGGTGGGTGCGGGTCGCCGCCGAGGACGGGGTCCGCGCCGCCCTCCCGGCCGACGACCTCGCCGCCATCGCCGCCTGGCTCGTCCCGCTGTGCGGATGGGCCCGCCACGCCCCCTACGGCGCGGAGCTCGTCGACGAGGTGCTCGACGCCGTCGCCGACGCCCGCCGCGCCGTCGACACCCCGCCCGACCGCATCGGCGTCGGCCGCTGCCCCAACTGCCACGCCCCCGTCTACGCCCCCGCCGGCGCCGCGTGGGGATGGTGCCGCACCGACGACTGCGACGGGGCGGTCTCGGTGGAGGCGTGGCAGGGCTACCTGCGCGACCTCGCCTGGGGCCACGAAGCCGGCGCGAGCGAGCTGGCCGCGTTCTGCCGCACCCACCTCGGCGTCAAGATCACCCCCGGCACCATCCGGTCCTGGGCATCCCGCGGCCACCTGCACCGCACCAACCCCGGCGACGGAGTTCCCCGCTACCGGTTCGCCGACGTCGCCCGCCTCGCCGCAGAAGGCCCCCGCGCGGGCCGGAAAAAGGAGATGATGGCGTCATGATGATCCTCGACAGGGCAATCCGCCGCGCGGTAACCCGCCCCGGGGCCGCCGTCCTGTTGGCCGCCGCCCTCGTGGTCGCGGCCGCCGCGAAGCTCGCCGGCGACGCGTCGCCCTTGGTGGACGCCGTCGGCGTGACCGCCGGGACCGGGCTGTTGTTCATCGGCGCCGAGGCGGTCCTGCGCCGTTTCGGATATCGCATCGGGAGACAGTCGTCCAGGTAAGGGGAGTCTGCCCTCGGCGCCGCATGGTCAGCGGGCAATTCTCTAGATAGGAAAGGGAGGCCCTCATGGACCCGATCAGTGTGCTCTGCGCAGCGTCAGCGTCCGCAGTCGAGGACATGGAGCAGCGGATGCTAGATGTCGGCCAGCTCGTCGGCAACGACGCCATCGCGCGGATCGAAAGTGTTGACGCCGCCGCAGATGGTGGTGTAGTTGCGCGCGATTCCCTGCAACGCTAGGATTTGATCAAATAGAACTTCTGTCGAAGGGCCCGGTTCCGCCGGGTCCTTTTTCATGTCGGCCTGCCGAGCAGGACCCGCACGCCGACCTCCACCGCGGCGCCGTCATCCCTCATCGCCCGCCAGTCCACGCTGACGACGCGCCAGCCGGCAGCCGCCTCCGCAGTCAGCCGCCCGCCGAGCTCGTCCTCGTCCGCCCACAGCACCCTGTACTCCATGAGCCCCATGCTCCGGCCGCCGCACACCGGCCGGTAGAGCCGCTTCGGCGGCTGTGGAAAACGCGCGGGCCAAAAACTCGCGCCCCCATCCCCACCTGGGAGCACAGGATGCAGACCATCCACCAAGGCGACGCCCTCGCCATCCTGCCGAACCTGCCCGCCGGCGCCGTCGACGCGGTCATCACCGACCCGCCCTACAACGTCTCCGGCCCCACCGCCGCGGCGAGGGGTACCGCCTCGGCTCGCAGCAAGTACGTCTCCTCCGACGCCCAGCACACGCTGCCCGACTTCGCTGGTGACAACAAGGACCAGCGCGGCTACACCTACTGGCTCACCCTCCTGCTCGGGGCGTCCCTGCACGCCACCCGTCAGGGCGGATCGTGCCTGGTGTTCACCGACTGGTCGCAGCTGCCCGTCACCTCGGACGCATTGCAAGCCGCCGGGTGGATCTGGCGCGGGATCGTGCCCTGGGAGAAGTCGGCCACCCGCCCCTTCAAGAACGGATTCCGGCGCGCCTGCGAGTACGTGCTGTGGGGAACCCACGGCGAACCGCACCGGCACGTCCCCGACATCTACCTGCCCGGCCTGCTCCGCGGCTCCCAGCCGCGGGGAAACCGCCGGCAGCACATCACCCAGAAGCCCGTCGAAATCATGCGGGAACTGGTGAAGATCACCCCCGAGGGCGGCACCGTGCTCGACCCCTGCATGGGGTCCGGGACCACCGGCGTCGCCGCACTGGAGGAGGGGCGCCGATTCATCGGCATCGAGATGTCCGAACACTATGCGGCCATCGCGCGGGAGCGGCTCTCCGCCGTGCAGCCCCTGCTCACCTGACCACGTGCCCGGCGGTCACACCGCCCCCGGCCCCGCCGCCGGGCACACCCACTCCGGCCCGGCTCCGCTCTGGGGGGATCGCGCGAGCCGGGCCGGTCCGCCTACTGACCGATCCACTCCTCAACCTCGGGGATGTCGTCGGACTCGGCGGGCGCCTCCCAGCGCACCATCGCGCCTGCGGCGTCGGTGTAGGCCAGATGCCCGCCCGCCTCCGGGATGTCGAACGACTCGAACCCGACCGTGGCGTCCTCCCCCGGCAGGATCGGGGCGTCCACCGTGAACTCCGGGACGCTGCCCACCCATGGCGCCATCGTCGCCGTGCCATCCACCGTCGAGTACTGCTGACCGTCCTGGCGCCAAGCCCACCCGCCGCCGTCGATCGGCGCGGTCGTGGTCTCCGGCCCCTCCAGGGCGACCGCCTCGATCTGCACCGCGGCGTACAGGCCGTTGTCCGGGGCGTCGATACCCTCCTCGCCGCCCACCTCCTCGGCAGTGGCGTAGTGCACCGCGACCGGGGTCAACTCCAGCGGGGTGCCGTTGTCGCCGATCACCTCGGCGGTCTCACCCCACGCGAGGGGATCGGCGACCTGCTCGGCCTGTTCCTCGGAGGCCGGCTCTTCGCCGCCGACCTCCTCTGCAGGCTCGGCCTCGGTGCCGGAGCAGGCGGACAGGAGCAGGGCCAGCAGGGCGGCAGAGGCCGCGGTACGGGCGCGCAGAGACATCGGGGACTCCTCGGGTAGCAGGGAGTGGGGGAGCGGGCCCCGAATGGAAGTACGAGCATAAGACGCGAAAGCGCGCGGGGTGGTTGCATTGCCGAGAAGGCCGCTCCAGCCGTGCAAGACCCCCGGGTGCGGGAATTCCGCCCGGCCCGGCAAGCCGACCTGCTCGACCTGCCGGGCCCGGTCCAACCGGGACCTGCGTACCCGGCGAGGCACCGCTTCGGAGCAGGGGTACGGCCGGGGGCACCGGGAGCGCTTCCGCATCGGGGTGCTCATGCGGGACCGGCTGTGCCGCATCTGCAGGCGCCGTGAAGCCACGGTGGCCGACCACTACCCGCTGGACCGCAAGACGTTGGTGGCCATGGGGCTGGACGCCGACGATCCCTCTCATGGGCGAGGGCTCTGCAAGCGGTGCCATGACCGGCACACGGCCACTACCCCCGGGCAGGAGGGGGGCTGGTACCGGGGGGCACCCTGGTAGCCCCTCCCCCCTCCCCTTCCCGGTCCCCGCCCGCCGGGGGCATGGGCGTGGGGTACGGGCAGGGGCGCACCCCCGCACGCACACCCCGCTCCGCCCGCACACGCCACCCTCCCCCGGGGGGGGCGAATGCTCGACCGCACGGCGCAGGCCAGGCGAGCAAGAGGTGCAGCGCAGGGTGACACGCCACCACGAGGCGCACGACCACGAGCATGCTGCTCAACGCGCAGCACGTGCGCACCTCGACGCGACCAGCGCCAGCGAGGCGTGCAGCCTGCCGCCTCACGCACTGGCGCACTGGCGCGCGAGCAGCACAGCGACACGGCGACAGCGCGCACGCGACGCAGACATCGGACGCAGCGATCAGCGCGACGCGACGACGAGCGCGAGCACGCGAGCGAACACGGCGAGCCGAGCACGAACGACGCGAGCTCGAAGCGAAGCGAACAACGAGAACAACAAGCGAGACGACGAGGTCGAGGCCAAGGGCGCGAGCCCGCGCCCGCGGCCCGCACGCGGGCACAGGGACATCGACCGCCACACCGCACCGTGTGAGGCGAACGCCGCCAACACCCCGCCGGCGCCCCGCCGGCCCGGCGCCCCGCCCCACGGCAGGGGCCCCGGCGCACCCGGGAGGGGCCCGGCCGTCCGGTCGAGGGACCCCGGGCGCCGGTCGGAGGGGGCACCCCGCCGGGGCGGGCCGGGGGTAGGGCGTCCAAATCGCACAAAACGGACAAATCGCCGAGCGCGCGGGTGACTGGACTTGCCCGCCGGCTGGGAAATCGGACTTCCTCACCGCAGAGCGCAGGGGGTGGCCATGGCGATCGGCAAGCAGGGCGGCCACAAGAAGCCCCGCGCGCTCGCAGCGGTCGAGGGCGACCGCCCGGACCGCATCAACTTCGACGAGCCCGTCCCAGCCGACGGCGAGGTCCGCGCCCCCGACCGCCTCTCCGACGAGGCCCGCGCGGTGTGGGACCGGATCGCCCCGGACCTGGTCGCCCGCAAGGTGCTGACGCCGTGGGACGTCGACAGCTTCGCCACCTTCTGCGACGCGGTCGCACGCCACCGCCGGGCGGCTGCCCGATTGGACGCAGACGGCGAGGTCGTGGAGGGGCACCGCGGGGTGGCAGCCAAGAACCCGTGGTGGCAGATCTGGCGGGACGCCGCTGACGTGATGGTCAAGATGGGCTCCCGATTCGGGCTGAACCCCGCGGACCGCACGCAGCTGTCCGTGGGGGGCGATGAGGGTGACGACGAAAAGTCCCCGGCGCGGTACCTCTCCTAAGAAGCTGCCGGTCTGCGGGTGGACCCACGACGACCGCACCTGCTCCAAGCGCGGCGACCACTTCTGCGCCCCACGCGCGGACCACGTCCAGGGGTTCATCGAAGAGGTCCTCGTCCACACCAAGGGCGCCTACGCCCGCAAGCGGTTCATCCTCGCCCCCTGGCAGCGCGATGAGATCATCCGCCCGCTGTTCGGGTCGGTGCGCTGGTCCGAGGAGCATGAGCAGTACGTGCGCCGGTATTCGACGGCATGGATCGAGCTGGGGCGCAAGAACGGCAAGTCGGAGATCCAGGCCGCGATGATGCTCTACCTGCTGCTCGCCGACGGCGAGGAGGAGGCCGAGCTCTATGGGTGCGCGCGCGACCGGGACCAGGCGTCGCTGGTGTTCAACGTCGCCAAACGCATGGTGCAGCTGTCTCCGCTGCTGTCGAAGCGGCTACGCGTCAAGGACGCCAACAAGCGCATCGTCGACCCGCGGACCGCGTCCTTCTATCAGGTGATCGCTGCGGATGCGGCCGGCGCGTTGGGCTACAACCCGCACGGGGTCGCGGCGGACGAGATCCTCGCCTGGCGCAAGCGGGACCTGTGGGACGCGATGGAGACCGGCATGGGCTCAGGGGCGCGCCGCCAGCCGCTCATGGTGGCGGCGACGACCGCCGGCAGCGACCCGCAGAGCTTCGCCGCGGGGATGCACGCCGAGATGCAGAAGATCGCCGACGAACCCGAGCGGTCGCCGCACACGTTCGTCTACCTGCGCAACACCGAGGTGGATGCGGATCCGTGGGATGAGGCGAACTGGAAGTTCGCCAACCCCGCGCTGGGGGACTTCCTCTCGCTGGAGAAGTTCCGCCAGGCGGCTTCGGATGCGCGCAACGACCCGCAGAAGGAGAACGCGTTCCGCCAGTTCCGCCTGAACCAGTGGGTCCGGCAGACGACCCGGTGGATGCCGATGCACCTGTACAAGGCGTGCGCCGGCGAGCTGTGGTTGAAGCCGGACTGGGCGCGCGAGCAGCTGGTGGGCCGGGAAGCGTGGGGAGGGCTGGACCTCTCGGCGAAGTTCGACTTGACGGCGTGGTGCGTGCTGCTGCCGCCGGAGGAGCCGGGTGGCCCGGTGGATGTGCTGTGGCGGTTCTGGCTGCCCGAGGACGCACTACCGAAGCTGGACGCGGAGAACGACGGGAAGTTCGGCCGGTGGGCGCGGCAGGGCTGGATCACGGTGACCGAAGGCAACATCCAGGACTACGACCGGATCGTCTCCGACATCGCCGAGGACGGGGCGCACTTCGCCTTCCGCGGTATCGACGCGGACGAGTGGAGCATGTGGCCGCTGATCAACCGGGTGGCCGAAGCTGTCGGGCTCGACCCGGAATCCGGCGAGGTCATGGCCTACAAGAACACCTACGACCGGATGACGCCCGGCGCGAACGAGGTCATGGCGCTGGTCATGTCCGAGCGGTTCGCCACGCACGGGAATCCCGTCGCGGAATACTGCTTCGACTCCGTGGAGATGCGCGTCGCGCCGTACAACCCGGACCTGGTGCGGCCGGACAAGCCGCAGCGGGACAAGGAAGCCCGGCGCATCGACGCGGTGCCGACGGCGCTGATGGCTGCGGCGGCCTGGAGCTTGCGCGGCGAGGACGACGCCTACGAGTCGGCTTACGAGCGGCGCGGTGTGACCGTCGCCTGACCCCGGGAGGGTGGTGGCGGCGTGCGGTGGTGGCTGCTGCGGCGTAAGAGCGTGCTGGTCAACCTGAAGGACGGTTCGGCGTTTCGCGGGGTGCTGTACCGGCGGTGGTGGGGCGGCACGGTCGAGTTGCGTGACGCGGTCCGGCTGGAGCTCGGCCGCGATCCGGTGCCGGCGGACGGGGCGATCCTGATCGAGCGCCCGAACATCCTGTACTGGCAGGTGGTGGCGCCGTGAGCTTCACTTTGTCCGCCGGGAAGCTCGACACTGGCGCCGGCGCGGTCGGGTTCACCCTGCCGTCGCTGCAGCTGGGACATGAGCGGTTCGAGGCCGCGGAGATCTTCCGCCGCCAGCCGCAGGTCCGCACAGTCGTGGGTTTCCTCGCGAGGAACGTCGCACAGCTCGGGCTGCACGCCTTCCGCCGCGTCAGTGACACCGACCGGGAGCGGCTGACGGACCACCCGCTGGCCGACCTTTTGCGGCGTCCGTTGCCGGGTAAACGCCTGACCCCCTACGAGCTCAAGTACCGCATCATCGCCGACCTGGCGATCTACGACACGTGCTTCATCCTCAAGGTGCGCCCCGACGGTGAGGGCGCGCAGGGGCTGCTGCCGGTGCCGGTGCCGATGGTCACCCCCATTGAGGAATCCTGGGTTGAGCCGCCGGGCTACAAGATCTCCGCGGGCGGGCAGGCCATCGAGGTCAAGTCCGAGGACATGATCCACATCCACGGGTACTCCCCGGAGGATCTGACGGTGGGCGAGTCGCCGCTGATGAGCCTGCGGGATGTGCTGCTGGAGGAGTACCAGGCCACCAAGCACAGGCAGGGCATGTGGAAGAACGGCGCCCGGGTCTCCGGGGTGATTGAGCGGCCGCAGCCTAAGGGGGCGCGGGACTGGTCGGACGAGGCCCGCACCCGGTTCATCCGGGAGTTCCGGGATCTGTATTCCGGCGACGGCGCGGCGGCCGGCGGGGTGCCGATCCTCGAAGACGGCATGACCTACAAGGAGGCCGGGCTCGATCCGAGAGCCGCCCAGTACATCGAGGCGCGCAAGCTTACCCGGGAAGAGGTCGCGTCGGCGTACTTCATCCCGCCGCCGCTGGTCGGGATCCTCGACCACGCGACGTTCAGCAACATTCGTGAGCAGCACAAGCAGCTGTATCAGGACACGCTCGGGCCGTGGCTGACGATGGTGGACGAGGCCCTCGAGACGCAGCTCGTCAGCGAGTTCCCCGACGGCGAGGACATCTACCTGGAGTTCAACCTCCAGGAGAAGATGCGCGGATCGTTCGAGGAACAGGCCGCCGCCGCCTCGACTGCGGCCGGCGCCCCGTGGATGACGGTCAACGAGATCCGCGCCCGCAACAACCTGCCGAGCGTCGAGGGCGGTGACGAGCTCGTCACGCCGCTGAACGTGACCGTGGGCGGGCAGGCCAGTCCGCGCGACTCGGCACCGGATCCGGTCGACCAGCCGGAGGAGGCCCCAGAGGCGCTGGGGACGTCGTCCCGCCAGGTGCAGGTCAAGGCCGGCGCTCCGGACATCTCCGTGGAGTCGGCGGGGGAGTCCTTGGCGCAGTACTTCTCTCGCATGGGCCGGTCCTTGTCGAGTCAGCTCGGCGCGGTCAAGTCCCGCTCCCGCGGTGTGAAGGCGTTGGAAGAAGTCGACTGGGCGCGCTGGGAGCGCGAGCTCGTGCCGGTGCTGCTCGGCGTGAACGGGCCGACCGCGGAGCGCGCGGCGAAGGCGGCGCTTCGGCAGATGGGGCTGGATCCGTCTTTGTACTCCGCGGAGGAGATGGCGGAGTGGCTGGCCGATAACGCCGCCGCGCAGGCGCGCGCGACGACGGACACCTCGCGGATGCACGTCGAGGAGGCGCTGGGCAAAGACGACGCCGGCGAGGCGCTCCGCGCCCTGTTCGCGTGGTGGGCGGGGGATCGGGCTACGTCGATCGGGCGCCGTCAGGCCACGCACGTGTCGGGGTACGCGACGGTCGCTCAGGCTCGTAGCCATCTGTCCCGCCCGCAGAAGGTGTGGCGGGTGACATCGGGGGATCCGCGGGATTCGCATATGGCCCTGAACGGGGTGGCGGTTGACGTCGACGGGGTGTTTCCCAACGGTGCCCGCTGGCCTGGGGACAGCGTGTTGCCCGCGGAAGAGGCGGCTCAGTGCCGCTGCGAGATCGAGATCACCGGCGGCGAGCCGGAGGGAGACAGCTGATGCTGCGCACCAAGTCCGCGCCGCTGAAGATCAAGGCGGCCGGCGAGCACGAGAACACTGAAGAGGGCGTGTTCGAGGCGATCGTCGCCGCCTACAACGTCGATTCGGTCGGGGACAAGATCGTCCCCGGGGCGTTCAAGGAGACCCTCGACGAGTGGAAGGAGAAGGACTCCCCGATACCGGTGATCTGGTCGCATGACTGGGGCGACCCGGACTCCCACATCGGCGTCGTCGAGGAAGCCGCCGAGACCGACGACGGGCTGTGGATCAAGGCCCGGCTGGATCTGGACGAGCCGCGCGCAGCGAAGGTCTACAAGCTCCTCAAGGGCCGCCGGATCACGCAGTTCTCGTTTGGCTACGAGGTCCAGGAGGGCGCGTTCGTCGACTCCAAGGACGCTGACGACGGGGGCGGCGAGTCCTACTACGAGCTGCGCAAACTGAAGCTTTTCGAGGTCGGGCCGACTCTGGTCGGCGCGAATCAGAGCACGTCCCTGGAGAGCGTGAAGTCCGGGGTGACTGAGGAGCGGGTCCGCGAGATCGTCGCGGAGGCCCGCACCAAAGCCGAAGGCGACGCCGTCGAGGACGAGGAGTCCGACGAGGTGGCGCCGCTGACCGATGAAGAGATCCGCGCGGTGCGGGCCCTGCTGGCCGACCGCGCCGACACCGACGAAGACGATTCGCAGGACGAGAAGGCCAGTCCCGCCGCGACCGCCGCCGACGATGAGCCCGCCGGGGCCAAGTCGGATGCGCCCTCCCGGTCAGGATCCGCCTCGCTCGCTGCTGCCCAGCTCCAGCTCATGGAGCTGTCCATCACCGAGGAGACGGCATGACCACCAAGACCAAGGACCTGACCGAAGAGCTCAAGGGCGTCCTCGCCGAAGCCCGAAAGATCACCGACGCGGCCGAGGCCGCCGGCGGCGAGCTGTCGGCCGACGACCAGGCGCAGATCAAGTCCTACTTCGAGCGGGCGACCGAGCTGAAGGGCCGGATCGAGCAGGCCCGCGAGACCGACCAGATGACCGCGGCTCTGGCCGAGCTGGAGGGCGTGGGCTACGAGCCCGCCAAGGCCAAGCAGGCCCCGGCGGGCCACCGCGACACCAAGGGCATGAGCCTGGGTGAGGCGTTCACCGAATCCGCCGAGTTCAAGGACCTGTTGGCGCAGCGGGCGGCCGGGGACCACTTCGGCAAGCAGCAGCGCATCAACGGCCGGCCGGTCGGCTTCAAGGAGCTGCTGCTGACCGGCGCCGACCGGGAGTCCGCGGGCGGGCTGATCCAGTCCGACTACCGCGGCCTGCAGCTGGGGTTCACGCCATTCGAGCGGCCGCTGACGCTGCGCCAGCTCATGTCCTCCTCCACCACCGCGTCAGACACGGTGGAGTTTGCTTTCGTCGACGCGGTGGACCAGCACGCCGGGTTCACCCCTGAGGCGACCGCTACCGACGGCACGTCGGGCACCAAGCCGCAGTCGGGGTTCACTTTCCGTCGGCAGACCACGACCGTGAAGACCATCGCGAACTGGGCCGCGATCACCAAGCGCGCCCTGGCCGACGTGGGTCAGGTCAGGGCGATGATCGACCAGTTCCTCCGCTACGGCATCGAGGAGGAGATCGACCGGCAGCTCGTCGCCGGCGACGGCACCGGCGAGAACCTGCTCGGGCTGGCCAACGTGTCCGGGACGCAGACCCTCAGCGGGTCGGCCGGCGGCCTGGAGGACCTGGAGCTGATCCGGCGCGCCAAGACCCGGGTCCGCCTCGGTGCGCGCACCAACGCGAACGCGGTGCTGATCCACCCGGAGGACCGCGAGGAGCTGGACCTGCTGCGCGACGGCAACGAGCACTACTACATGGGCGGGCCCGTGGCTGCGGGCGGCAACACGACCATGTGGGGGCTGCCGGTCGTCGAGTCGGAGGTGCTGGAGCGCGGCCAGGCTTACGTCGGGGACTTCACGAAGGCCGTGATCTACGACCGCCAGCAGGCCAGCATCGCGGTGACCGACAGCCACGACAACTTCTTCGTGCGCAACCTGGTCGCGGTCTTGGCGGAGTCCCGTCTCGCGTTCGCGGTCCTGCAGCCGGCCGCGTTCGTCGAGCTGGAGCTGTCCACCGCCGGGTCTTGATCGATGTATCAGCGGCAGGTGGGCGGGCGGTGCCCGGTCTGCAGTACCGCGGACGCGGCGTGCGGGCCGGGCGCGCACGTCACCCCGATCACGAGCGACCGGGGGGAGGTGGCACCTATGCAGGGTGGACCGCTCAAGGTCTATGACGTGCAGGTCGGCGGCACAGTCGTGCAGATGAAGCTGAACGAGGCCGACGCCAAGAAGCGCGGCGTGTGGCAGGAGCCGGACCCGACTCCGTCACCCGCGCCGTCCGCGGCGAAGGCCAAGCGCGCCCCGCGCGCGAAGAACAAGAAGGCCGACATCGAACCTGAGGCGACCGGGGGTGCGTGATGTCCCTGGCAACCGTCGATGACTGGCCGGTCTACGCCGGCGAACCGGTCCCGGAGGATGCGGCGGCGCTGCTCGCTGCGTCCTCGGAGAGCATCACCGACTACTGCGGCTGGCCGATCGGGCTGCACGCGGTGGAGGCCGAGGAGTACGACGGGCTCGGTCAGCGGGTGCTCACGCTGCACACGCTGGCGCTGGTCGAGGTCGACGCGGTGCGCGTCGACGGCGCCGAGGTGACCGACTTCCGGGTCAGCCGCCGCTACGGCCAGATCGAGCGCACGTCCGGCGTGTGGCCGTGCGGCTTCGGCCGCATCCAGGTCGACTACACGGCGGGCTTCGACCCGGTGCCGCCTCACCTGGTGAAACTCGCGGTGGAGCTGGCCGCCAAGGCGGCCTCGACGCCGCTGGACGTCGCCTCGGAGACCATGGACCGGCGCACTATCCGCTATCGCGAGGCTGCCGTCATCGGCGGTCTCGACGCCGCGGCGCTGGAGCGCTACCGGCTGGGGCCGCGGCCGTGAGCGGGCGCGGCATCTGGGGCGACGAGGTCGTGCTCGTCCGCCGCGACGTGGTCGGCACGGATGTGTACGGCAACGACGTCGACGGCGAAGTGCGGGAGACGCTGACCGGGGTGTGCTGGCAGCCGGTCGACAGTACGGAAACCCAGACCCAGCAGCGCGACCAGATGCTCGCGCATTTCCGGCTGTACGTGCGCGGCTTCCTCGACATCGACGGCGTGGACGCCGTGGAGTACGCCTCGCCCTCGCAGGGGGTCATCCGCTGCGAGGTCAACGGCCGGCCCGAGCTGTTCAGGAGCGCGACGGGCCGCCTGGACCACACCGCGGTGTCGCTGCGCGAGATCAGGGGGTGAGCCGTGAAGGTCCGATTCGAGGCGTACTTCGAGGGCATCCGCGAGGTCATGCAGTCCGACGAGGTCACGGGGCCGATGCGCGAGGAGGCCGACGGGATCGCCTCCCGTGCAGCCTCGGCCGGGTCGCTGACGGGGGCGCCGCTGACGCCGGAGGTCGTGGAGTCGGTGCGCTCTGATGGGCGGCCGGAGGCGCAGGTGCGCGCCGAGGTCGACGGCGACGCCTACGGTCCGGCGCTCGCGGTGCTGCGGAAGGCGGCCGACGTATGAGCTCGCCGGACCTGGTGCGGGCGGTGCGCGACTGGCTCGCCGAGCAGCTGCCCGACGTCCGGGTGGTCACCACCCTGCCGAAGGGCCACCGCATGGAGGACGCAGTCAAGGCCGGCCCGCTGGTGCGGCTGACCCGCGGGATCGGTGGCGGCGCTGTCAAGGGCGAGCGCCGGGTGCTCTTCGACGTCGACGTGTTCGCCGGCGGCGAGGAGGTCATGTGGGCGACCACTGACCGGGCGTGGCAGGCCATGGAGGCGCTGACCGCGACGTTCACCGGCGGCGTGCTGGTGGACGAGGTCCGTGTGCACAACGGGGCCGGGCAGGCCGGCCCCGGGCAGGTCGGCCACGAGAACCCGGGGGTGTACCGGACGTTCGCGACGTATCGATTGACCACGCGCTCCTAGGCGCGACCAGAGGAAGAGAAATCCAACGACCCTCGCCGGACCGGCGGGGGTTTTCGCATGTCAAGGAGCGTTTCGATGGCCACTGAGGTCGCCGAGTTCTACGCCACGCGCAACGAGCTCGTCTTCAAGGCGCTGTACGGCGCTGTTTTCGTCGCCGACTACGACGTCGAGCTGCCGGAGGACCTGTTCGACGAGGTCACCGGCGAGCTGCTGCCGCTGCCGGACGGTTGGTACCCGGCGGGGTATTTCTCAGAGGACGGCATCACCCACGGCCGCGACCAGGAAACCTCTGAGGTGCTTTCCGCGCAGGACGTGGAGCCGATCCGCGAGGATGTCACAACGGACTCCACGACCGCCCAGTTCGTGATGCGCGAGACCAGCCCTGTGAGCATCGCCCTCTACGAAGGGCTGCGCTTCAGCGACTTCGGTGAGATCGGCGAGCCGCTGCGCTGGACCAAGCCCAACAACCCCGTCCGCCTGGACCGCCGGTTCCTTTTCATCGCCGAGGACAAGTCCAAGGCGACCGGCGACTCCAAGTACTTCGTCCGCCTCTTCCCCCGCGGCACGGTCTCCGAGGTCGGCGAGGCCGTCGCGAACCGCGAAGAGGCCCTGAACTGGGACGTCACCGTCAAGGCTCAGCGCGACGCCGTCGCGGGCACCTCCGTCATCTCCTGGGTGGACGGCGCCGGCTGGCGCGAGCTCGCCAGCGGGTCCTGACAAGCGGGCGCCGGCCGGCGGCATGGGTGTGCCCGCCGGTCGGCGCCCTCTGCACACCCGCGCACACCCGCAGAAAGGCATGACTCATGGCTGAGAAGCAGAACCGCAAGACCCGGCGCACCCTGGCCGCGGTCAAGAAGAAGTACGTCGAGGCGCTCGACCTCGTCGAGACCGACGGCGCCATCATGGTGCCCTTCGAGGCTTACGGCGAGGTGTGGGAGTTCCCTCACCCGATGTTCGCCGACCCGGAGTGGAGCCAGGCGGTCGACCAGGCGGACACCAACGAGGCCAAGGGCGCCGCGATCCTGGGCGAGGACCAGTACGAGCGGTTCATCAAGGCCGGCGGGTCCATCGCCGACCTGCTGCTGATCTTCATGGACGTGGCGCGCACGACTCAGGATGAGCTGCCGACGGGGGGCCCTACTCGGCCCTAGACCTCTTGGGCGATGAGCCCGAGGCGGTCGAGGCCGCACTACTGCAGACCTACGCCCCGCGGGATCCGCTGGCGGAGTACTTCCGCGAGGAGATCACGCTCCGCCAGCTGCGCGTCATGGTGGAGCACCTGCCGCCCGATTCGCCGGTGCACCGGGCGGCGCGCGGGCACGCCTGGCAGGAGCAGGAGTACCTGCTGGCGGAGACCGCGGACGCGGTGCGCACGCTCGCGGCGATCACCGTCGCGGTCAACTCCAAGCGACCCAAGAGCGTGAAGATGCCCAAGCCGCTGCCGCGGCCGGTCGACGAGCTCGAAGAGGCACGGAAACGCGAGCGCGAGGAAGCGGCCGAGGCCGCCTACTCCGACCTGCTCGGCGCACTCACCCCGCAGTTCGCAGAATCCGCCTGACCGTAGAGGGGGTGACCCCCTCGTGGCGACCGTCGGCGCTGTCTGGATCAACGTCCTGCCGAGCATGCAGGGGTTCGCGAGCAACCTGCAGAAGCAGGCCACGTCCGCGGCCAAGGTCGCCGCCGCGGGGGCGGGCACCTCCATGGGCACGGCCATGGCGGACTCGACCGCCGGCGCCATGTCCAGGCGGATGACGGCGAATTCTCGCCGGATGCAGGCGACTTTCGTCGGGTCGACGAACATGATGACGCGCGCGGTCGCCAACTTCACCGCGGGCTTCAAAGCGGCTGACGCGGCGGCGAGCGCATTCACGGGCCGGATGGGCTCGCTCGGCGGCGTCACCTCGCGCGCGGTGGCACCCGCCGCCCAGTCGGTGGGGCGGTTCCGCGACGGCTTCCGCTCCGCCGCCGCTGCGGCTTCGGCTTTCAGCGGCCGCATGGGCACGCTCGGAGGAATCGCGGGCCGGACGCTCACCCCTGCGGTGCAGGCCGTCGGACGGTTCAAGGACGGTTTCACCAATTCCGCCGCGGCGGCCAGCGCGTTCTCGGGGCGGTTGGGCACGCTCGGCGGGGTCGTCCGCACGGCCGTGCAGCCCGGCGTGACCGCGGTGCGCGCCGTGGGCACCGGGCTGACCACGGCCGGCGCCACCGCCGGCAAAGCCTTCGGGGCGATCCAGTCCGGCGCCGGGACGGCGTTCAGCGCGGTGCGCTCGGCAGGCGCCAGCGCGTTCTCCCGGGTCCGGTCCGGGATCGCGTCGCTGACGCAGGGGGCGTCTCAGGCGTCCTCCGGGATCGGAGGCATCGGCGCGTCGCTGCGGAGCCTGGGCGCGATCGGCGCGACCGCGCTGGGCGCGATCGGCATCGGCCAGTTCGTCAGCGGTGTTTTCAACACTTCCACCGCGATCAATGAAGCGCGCGCGAGCTTGACTGGCATGTACGGCGACGCCGAGCAGGCGAACGCCATGGTCGCCTCGATCAACGACGAATTCTCCCGGTCGTCGGTCGGTGTCGGCGTCCTGAATTCCCTGGCCGCCAATTTGGCGTACATGGGGTTCGAGGGCGAAAAGGCCACGAACATGATCCGCAACATCGACACCGCCGCCGGCGCCCTTCCCGGCAACGCCGCGGCGGCTGTCGAGTCGGTGTCGAACGCCCTGCTCACGAGCCAGGTTCAGGGGAACGCGTTCGTCGGTGAGCTGAACCAGATTTCCCGCGTCGGTTTCCCGATCTTCGACGCCCTCGCCCAGCACCTCAACAAATCCTCGGGCGAAATCAAGAAGATGGCCTCCGAAGGAAAGATCTCCTTCGAAGACCTCATGCACGTTATGAACGACCCCTCAATGTCGAAGTTCTGGGAGATGACCGAGAACTCGGCCAAGGGGGTCAGCGCGACTTTCCGGAGCACTTTCACCGGGATCGTCTCCATGGTCCAGGTGAAAACCGCTGAGCTGGTCGAGACGGGCCTGAACCGGCTCGCCCCGGGCCTGGGCCGGCTGGGCGATGCCGTGGAGTCCGGGCTGGACAGCCTGCCCGGGGTCATGTCGCGCATCGGCTCCACGCTGCGCGGCGCCGGGATCATCGACGGCTTCATGAACCTGGTGCAGGGGGCCAAGGAATTTGGCGCGGCCGCCCTGCCCGCCCTGCGCTCCTTCGGCACGGTGATCGGCACCGCGTTCGTCGGCGCGCTGAAGGTCATGGGGCCGGTCGGTGACCTGCTGAAGTCCATGGCCGGGTGGATGCGCGAGAACGAGGGCGTCGTGCGCGTGCTCGGTGCGGCGCTCGGCGGCGCGGTCGTGGCCATGGTCGCCATCCGCGCCGCCACCATGGCGTGGGCCGCGGCGCAGGCGATTTTGAACGTCGCCCTGTCGGCGAACCCGATCGGGTTGATCGTGATCGCGATCGCGGCCCTGGTCGCCGGCGTGATCTACGCCTACAAGAATTTCGAGGGCTTCCGGACCGTCGTCGACACGGTCGCGTCGGCGATCAAGACCGCCGCCGTGTGGATCTGGGACAACGGGCTCAAGCCGGCGTTCGATGGGATCGTGGCCGGCGCGAAGTGGGTCGGCCAGGCCGCGATGTGGCTGTGGACCAACGCCCTGAAGCCCGCCTGGGACGGCATCGTCGCCGGCGCCAAGACGGTCGGTGAGTGGGCGCTGTGGCTGTGGGAATCGGCGATCAAGCCCGCGTTCGGCTTCATCGACGGCGCCGCGCGGACGCTGGTCACGGCGCTGCTGACCGGGCTGATCGCGCCGACGGTGATCGCTTTCAAGCTGCTCGCGGCCGCGGCGATGTGGCTGTGGACCAATGCGATCAAGCCCGCCTTCGGGTTCATCGCCGACATCGCCGTATGGCTGTGGACCACCGTCATCCAGCCGGTCTTCAACCTGTGGATGTCCTACATCCGCAACGTGCTCGCGCCGGTCGTGATGTGGCTGTGGAACTCGATCATCAAGCCCGCGTTCGGGTTCATCGCCTCCTACATCAGCTTCGTGTGGAACTCGCAGATCAAGCCGGTGTGGAACCTGCTTCGGACATATGTGATCGGCACACTGGCGACCGTATTCAAATGGTTGTGGAACTCGGTCATCAAGCCGGTCTGGGCTGGGATCCAAGCGACGATCCGCACGGCGTGGAACATCATCAAGGGCATCTGGAGCGCACTGCGGACCTACATTATTGGGCCGCTGGGAAGCGTATTCAGGTGGCTGTGGAACAACGTGATCAAGCCGGTCTGGTCCGGTATCTCGTCCACGATCAATTCCGTGTGGAACAACGGAATCAAGCCCGCCTTCGCCAAGGTCCGCGAGGGCGTCCGTGCGATGCGCGACGCCTTCAATAACGGCAAGGAGGCCATAGGGAAGGCGTGGAAGGGAATCCGGGACTCCGCGAAGACGCCGGTTAATTTCCTGATCGGCACCGTCTATAACGACGGTATCCGCGCGGTGTGGAACAAGGTTGCCGGAATCGTCGGAGCCGACAAGATCGGCAAGGTCAAGGAGTTCGCTTCCGGCGGCGTGCTGCCCGGGTATTCGCCGGGCCGTGACATCCACATGTTCTACAGTCCCACCGGCGGCGCGCTTGCGCTGTCCGGCGGTGAGGCGATCATGCGCCCTGAAGTCACCCGGGCGCTGGGCACCTCCGGGGTGGAGCGGATCAACGCCGCTGCTCGCAGCGGTGGCGTGTCTGGCGTCCGCGATGCGCTGGGGTTCGCGCGGGGCGGCGTGTGGGGTGCGCCGAAGCGGTTCGCCAAGGGCGGCTGGCTGGGAGTGCGGGATATCGCGCCGGATGCGTCCGGATTCCTGGGGAAGGTCGCGAAGTTCATCAAGGACATCGCGGTCGACGTTTTCACCGGGGATCTGGGGTCGGCTGTTGACAAGGTGTTCAAGCCCGCTAAGGAGCTGACCGGGAAGTTCGGGAAGACGGGATTCCCTGGTGCCCCGTACCAGATGGTCGGCAAGTTCAATAAGAGCCTGAAGGAGAAAATCGAGTCCTTCGCCAGCTTCTTCATGGACGAAGGCTTCAGTCTTTCCGGAGTGAAGGGTGAAGCTCGAAACGTCCTGAAGGTCGCGCGGGCCGCCGTCGGGAAATACCCAGAGTCCGGCGGGAATAACACCAACGCGATCACGCGCTGGTATGGAATGAATGGCCAGCCGTGGTGCTTCCCCGCGGGGACACTGGTCCGCACCCCGGACGGCTACCTGCCGATCGAGCAGGTGGAACCGGGCACCCCGGTCGTAACCCCGTCGGGGAAGACGGCGCGCACCTCGGCTCTGCTGAAGCGCGTCAAGCCGGTGCTGGAGCTCAAGGCGTTCGGCGTGGCCCCCATGTCGCCTACCGCCGACCACCCCTACTGGGCGCGCCGCGGCAAGCACGGCGCCCCGGAGTGGATCAAGGCCGGCGGACTGCAGCGCGGCGACATGATCGCCGTCCCGCTCACCGAGGGTGAGAACCGGCCCGTCGACGTGGACGTGGCCCACCTGCTCGGCGTGTACGTGGCCGACGGGCACCGGCTGCACCGGGATCGCGGCGTGCAGATCAGCGACTCCTCCGACCAGGTGGAGCGCCTCGTGGCCGCGGTGAAGGCCGCTGGGTGGGAGCCGCACGTCACCTACGGCCGGACCTCGGCGGCGGTGACGGTCTACGACGCCGAGCTGTACGAGCTGTGCGGGCAGGCTGGAGACCTGGCGCACGGCAAGCGCGTGCCGGGGCTGGTGCTCAACGCCGACGCCGACGCGCGGGAGGCGTTCCTGCGCGGCTACCTCGGCGGGGACGGTCACCTGGACGGCCGCGGCGTGTGGCAGTGCACGACCGTCTCGCGCGAGCTGGCGGTGTCGCTGTCGGAGCTGCTGCGGTCCCTGGGGCACATCCCGTCGGTGCGTGTGGTGCGCGAGGCCGGCGAGATGGTGATCGAGGGCCGCACGGTCGCTACGCGGCGCGCGTTCGCGGTGACGTTCCAGCCGGAGGCCACGCACTCGCGGGCGTCCTGGTACATCGAGGACGGCGTGCTGTGGGTGCCGGTGCGCTCGGTGGAGGAGACCGGCCGGGTCGAGGAGGTCTATGACCTCACCGTGCCGGGCGAGCACGCCTTCATCGCCGACGGTGTGCACGTCCACAACTGCGCGATGTTCATCAGCTGGCTGTTCGCCAAGGCGAATGCGTCCGGCTCGCTGGGCAGGGCGGCCAAGGTCGCCCACGTCGACCAGTACCGCGGTGCGATGAAAAATGTCGGCCAGGCGAATCGCCAGCCTGGCGACGTGCTCGTGTATGGGTCGCGGCACGTCAATCTGGCGACGTCGAAATACGGCACGATCGGCGGCAACGAGGGCAACAACGTCCGCATGTCGAGCCGCTACTACGAGACCCCGACCTACGTCTACCGGCCTCGCTGGAAGCCGAGTGCGAAAGTCGAGGGCCGGGGCGGTGACGCGACGTTCGCGCGGGGCGGCACCATGTCCGCGCCGCTCATCCGCAAGATCGCCCGCCAGGACCCGGGCGACACGAAGACCCCGATCATGCGGGCGCTCTACGACTCCGGCGGCTACGTCCAGCCGGGGACGACGCTCGTCAGCAACCGGTCGGGTCGCCCGGAGCCGGTGCTCACCTCGGCGCAGTGGCGCGACATGCACCGCATCGCCGAGTCGGCCGCCGGCCGCGACGGCGGCGAGCTGATGCGCGACGCCCACGTGCACCTGTACGAGTCGGAGGCGACGGTGCGCGAGGCGTTCCGGGAGATCGATCTGGAGCTGCGCAAGCGCCGCCGCGGCGGCGTGCATGCCGGACGGGGGGCCTAGTGGCAGCCCTGGAGGAGACCCAATTCCAGCTCGGGCGCGTCGTATTCGGCAGGGATCTGCCGATCGAGGTGCGGGTGTTCGAGGTCGGCGCCGCCGAGGCGGAGCTCGGCGACACCGACCTTCCGGGCCAGGACGGGATTGTGTTCGGCCGCGACGCCAAGCGCGGATCGGACATCACGTTCGAGCTGTCGGTGCTGCGGCGGGATCCGGACGAGGCGCGGGCCCTGTTCGGTGAGCTGGCGGCCGAATGGGACGCGGCGGCGGCCCGGCGCACCCCGCGCCGGGTCGTTGCGCTGCGCATCCGCCAGCCCGGCAGCCGCACGGTCGTGGTCTACGGCCGGCCGCGAAGCCTGGAGGTCACCTCCTCGGCGGCGCTGCGCAAAGTGGGCCGGATCGACGCCACGGCCACGTTCCAGGCCGCGGACAGCCTGTTCTACGGCGAGGTCGGCGAGGAGGGGGCGGCGCGTCAGATCACGCTGACGCTGGTCGCCTCCGCCGGCGGCGGCATCGTGTGGCCGGTCACGTGGCCCATCACCTGGGGGACGCAGGGCCAGCGGCAGGACGCCGTGGTCAACAGGGGTGATGCGCCGACGTGGCCGGTGATCACGATCTACGGCCCGGTCGCCAACCCCAGCGTCGAGCTCGTCGGGACCGGCCGGGTGCTGCGGCTGGATACGACGCTGGCGTTCGACCGGTCGATCACGATCGACACCCGGCCGTGGGTCCGCAGCATCCTGCGGGACGACGGCGCGAGCTTCGCCGGGGTCGCCCGCGGCGCCGCCTTGTCGGATTTCCAACTGCCCGTCGGGCAGACGGTGCTCGCCTACCGCGGCACTGACCTGTCCGGCCAGTCCCGCTGCGTCGTCAGCTGGCGGGACGCGTTCACTTCGCCTTAGGAGGCTTCATGGCTTTGGAGATGGACTCCTGGGCGGTCACCGGCGCCCAGTCCTCGGCGCGGATCGCGCGCCTGCAGCACCAGTCCGGCACCGCGTCGGGCAACGGCGTGGTGGATGCCGATCACCTGCGGGTGCTGCCGCTCGCGGTGCCCGGCACCGGCGTGCGCATCACCTCCGGCGGCGCGACCATCCTCGGGCGGGAGCAGCAGTTCCAGGGGTCGTACTTTGCCTACAACGTCGGCGAGGAGACGGTTCCGATTTCGCCGACGGGGTCCGGCGGCGGGCGCACCGACATGATCGTGCTGCGCGTCGAGGACCCCAACATCGACGGCACGAGCTGGTCGCACGACGTGACCAGCGATCCCGTCTACTACTTCCGCGTCATCGAGGGCGTTTCCAGCACCGCGACGCAGCCGCCGGCGGGGATGACCGCGATTCCGCTCGCCCGCATCACCCTGCCCGCGTCCACAGGCACCGTCACGGCCGGCATGATCACTGACCTGCGGCGCTCGGCCGTCCCCAAGAGCGAGCGGGTCCTGCGAGTGCAGCGCGGCGGCACAATCGAAAACGGCGAGTGGGACGAGGCCGGGAACATCGTCGCCCCCGACTACGAGCGGTTTCCCCAGCACGAGTGGAGCGTCACCGTGCCCTCCTGGGCCACCCAGGTGCAGGTCCTCGGCAGCTGGCAGAACATGCTGCTCGCCGCCAACGGCGGCACGAGCGGAGCGCACGACGCGCGCGGTCAGGCGTTCGTCGGATTCGCTGGAGGGCCGGTGTTTTTGCAGACCACGCCGTCGGCCTACAACATGAACCAGACCAGCCCGACGAACGGGTACCGGTGCGGGTTCGTCAACTACGACCAGATCGCCATCCCCGCGAGCCTGCGCGGCCTGACACTGCAGCTGCGGATGTACGTCTCCGGAACCGCCGGATACCGCGGCCGCCTCGTGGCCGACAACTGGGCGAACTTCGCGGTCGACCTGCAGTTCCTCGAAATCCCCGCTCCGGCCGCCCAGCTGTAGGAGGCACCCGTGGAACCCGAACCCCAGGGCGTCGCCCTGGAGGCCCTGGACGACGCGATCCGGCACGTCAACCGGCTGCACGCCATGGCCTCCTCGGTGCCGACCCTGGCCAACCGCGCCACCCACCTCGCGGCGCTGGAGGCCGGGCTGGGCGGGATGGTCGCGATGATCACCGCGATCCGGCCCTACGACCCGCCCACCGAGCTCCCCCCGCCCGAAGAGGAGGACTGACGTGGCAGACATGACCCCGCCCTACAAGGCGGCCATGAGCTCCGCCCTGGACGGCGCTGACTCCGCACTCGACCAGCTCAACATCCTCGCGGCCTACGCCGTCGAGCCGGCCGACCACGAGCAGCACCTCGACACCGTCCAGGACCTGCAGGCGGCGCTGGCCGCGCTGCGCTCCGACGTCGACGCCCTGTAGGAGGCGACCATGGCGATTCAGACGCCTGCGCTGAACCGCGCCACCGCAGGGCTGGCCGGCTCGATCACGCACCTGTCGCTGCACACCGCCAATGGCGGCTCGACGGGGGCCGACGAGCTGTCGGGCGGCGGCTACGCTCGCCAGGCGCCGACCTACGCCGCCCCTTCCGGCGGGATCGCGGACCTGGCCGACCCGATCGAATTCGGTGCGCCCGGGACCGCGGCGACGGTGACGCACGTCGGGTTCTGGGACGGGAGCACGTGGCTGGGGTCGCGGGCGCTGATCGAGCCGCGCGAGGTGCAGCCGACCGACCCGTTCATCCGTCTGTCCGTCGCCCCGGTGGTCTCCGAGCCGCGTCCTTCGTAGGAGGTGCTTGTGCCCTCCTTCGTCGCCGCCGCCACGGCCGGGGGATTCACCGCCGCCGCCACCGTCGCCGTCCCCGCGGGGACGGCCGACGGCGACGTGATGCTGGCGTGGCTGTCCGCCAACGACTTCGCGGTCCTCACTCCGCCGTCCGGCTGGACGCTGGTGCATCGCGAGGAGGTCGGCAGCAACGTCGCCTCCTGGCTGTACAGCCGCGTGGCTGATTCTGAGCCTGGGGCCTACACCTGGACGTGGAACGGGTCGCACAATCACCACGTCATCTGCACGTCGTGGCGCGACGCCGACGGCATCCGCGCCTGGGGCGTCGCCTCCTCGGACTCCGCGCAGACCCTGGACCTTCCCCCGGTCGCGGCGGAGGCGGGCGACGCCCTGGTGGCGCTGGGGTTCCACTGGTCGGGGATGACCGGCTCGCAGCCGAGCTGGCCGGCCCCGCTGGTCACGGT